GAAATGACATCACCTTTCTGGAATATGAGCAGATATCCAGGTGAAACAGAAAGTAAAAAGATTGATGTTATACTAGGTGGTATGGAAACAATAGGAAGTGCAGAACGTAGCACAGACGTAGACATGATGAGAGATACATTTCACACTATTACAGATGGTGCTTATAGTAACTTACTTTACAAACTATTTGGCAAAGAACGTGTAGAAGCAGAACTAGAAGAGTTTTTAAAGTTTGATTTCTTTCCAAGAGTTGGCGGTGGAATAGGAATGACAAGAATGATTGCTGCATTAGAAAAGCATAATGTACTAGCAAAGGCGGCTTAGTTTATAATCTGGGGTGATGAAATGGGTAGACATGCACGACCGTTTATCGTGTGTTAAATGTACTGCATTATATTTAGCGTGTAGGTTCGAGTCCTACCCCCAGAGCCAATTTTTTAGTTGACAAAAAGCAATACTCCTTATATAATAAGTACAAATATAAGGAGTATTCACATGAGTGATAGAGTATTTTCTGCTGAAGAAAAAGCAAAACTTACACAATTAATAAACGAAGGTATTACTGTAATGCAAGAGGTAGATGATCTAAATGAAGGTTTATCAGATACAGTAAAAGCAATTGCAGAAGAAATGCAAATAAAACCAACAGTATTAAAAAAAGCAATGAGAACTGCTTATAAGGCAGACTTTGATAAACACAGTGACGAATATAGTGAACTTGAAAATATTTTGGCCACAGTTGGCAAAATATAAATGCAATCTGTAAAACAATTTTGGATTAAAAGTTATACTAGCGATAAAACTGCATTCACGTTTGAACTTATTAGTTTTATATTTACAGTGAGTGCAAGTTTATTCTTAGCAATAAACGCAGACAATCCAGATATGTTAATTGTTTACCCAGGGTTTTTTATAGGTAGTGTTACACAACTGTATGCAAGTTGGCGTAGAGGAGCAGCATGGATCATGTTGCTTACTTTTTATTTTGCAATAATTAATGTCTTTGGTTATGGAGTTGCTGCACAATGGTGGTAGATTACTATACATTACATTGGAGTGATATTGTAGGACAATGTGGTATGTTGCTACTAGTTGGTACTTACTTTTTATTACAAACAGATCGTATAGATGCAAAAGGCTTTTGGTATAGTTGCTTTAATTTAATGGTTGCTATTCTTTTGGGAATTAACTTGTATTATAAACCGGTAATTGCTAATATAACACTAGAGATATTCTGGGCCACAATGAGTATTTGGGGCATATATAAATGGTATAAAGGAAGAAAATGAGTTACGTTGATGCATACATAGACAGAGAACGTGATAGAATACATGTTGTTGAAAGGATAAATGGTAAACGTGAGTATCGTGAGTACCCTGCTAACTATGTATTTTATTATGATGATGCACGTGGCAAACATAGAACAATTTTTGATACACCAGTAAGTAGATTTGCTACACGTAATCGCAAAGAGTTTCAGAAAGAACTTAAAATACAAGGCCATACTACACTATATGAAAGTGATATAAATCCTGTATTTCGTTGTTTGGAAGAAAACTATTTAAATGCAGAACCTCCTAAACTGCATACTGCTTTTTTTGACATTGAAGTAGATTTTGATAAAGAGCGAGGATACAGTAACCCTGATGATCCTTTCAATGCAATAACTGCTATTACATTATATTTGGACTGGAGCGAGCAACTTGTAACACTTGCAATACCTCCAAGTTCAATGACTATGAAGACTGCAGAAGATTTATGCAAACGTTTTGATAATACATATCTGTTTACTAGTGAAGCAGAAATGCTAAAGGTATTCTTGGACTTAATTGAAGATGCAGATATAGTTAGTGGTTGGAACAGTGAAGGTTATGATATACCTTACACAGTAAATCGTATTACAAAAGTACTAAGCAAAGACGATAATAGAAAATGGTGTTTATGGGGACAACAACCTAAGAAACGTACATTTGAACGATTTGGTAAAGAGAGTACAACATTTGATTTAGTAGGGCGTGTACATTTGGATTATATGCAATTGTATCGCAAGTATACATATGAAGAACGTCATAGTTATACACTAGATGCTATAGGCGAGTATGAGCTAGAGGAACGTAAAGTACAATATGAAGGCACACTAGACCAATTATATAATCAAGACTTTGAAAAGTTTATTGATTATAATAGACAGGATACATTGCTACTAAACAAACTGGATAAGAAGTTACGTTTTATAGATTTGAGTAACGTGTTAGCACATGAAAATACTGTGTTGTTAATGACAACAATGGGTGCAGTAGCAGTTACAGAACAAGCAATTATTAATGATGCTCATGCACGTGGTATGGTTGTGCCTAATCGTAAGAATAGTGAAAAGAATACAACTGCAGCAGGTGCATATGTAGCATATCCTAAAAAAGGATTACATGACTGGATTGGTGCTATAGATATAAACAGTCTATATCCTAGTGTTATTCGTGCATTAAATATGGGTCCTGAAACAGTTGTAGGACAACTTAGACAAACAATGACTGAAAGTCGTATTAAAGACTTAATGTCACAAAAGAAAACTTTTGCAGATGCTTGGGAAGGTGAATTCGGCAGTAGAGAATATCAAGCAGTAATGAATATGGATCGTGGTACAGAAATAACTATTGATTGGGAAAATGGTGATGAAGATGTTTGTAGTGCATATGATGTATGGCGATTAATATTCGATAGTAACCAGCCCTGGACTTTAAGTGCAAACGGTACTATCTTTACATATGAACGTGTAGGCATTATTCCTGGTTTATTAGAACGTTGGTATGCAGAACGTAAAGAAATGCAGAAGGAATTAAAACGTGCAAAAGATGAAGATGGTGATGTAGAGTATTGGGATAAGCGACAGTTAGTAAAAAAGATTAACCTAAATAGTTTGTATGGTGCAATCCTAAATCCAGGGTGTAGATTCTTTGACGCTCGTATAGGACAGAGTACAACACTTACTGGTAGATGTATTAGTAAACGTATGGCAGAAGTTGTAAACAGTTTACTTACGGGTAAAGAAGATCACATAGGTGATGCGATAGTTTATGGTGATACAGATAGTGTATACTTTAGTGCATGGCCTATGATGAAAGCAGACGTAGAAGCAGGTAAAACAGAATGGACAAAAGATATTGTAACAGCACTTTATGACAATATAGCAGATGAAGTTAACTTAGACTTTCCAGTTTTTATGGAACGTGCATTCCATTGTCCTCGTAAAAATGGTGAGATTATACGAGGTGGAAGAGAAATAGTTGCAACAAAAGGATTATATATAACAAAAAAACGTTATGCTGCACTAATATATGATCAAGAAGGTTTCCGTTTAGATACAGAAGGCAAGCCAGGTAAAGTAAAAGCAATGGGCTTAGATCTTAAACGTAGTGATACTCCTAAAGTTATGCAGGACTTTTTAAGTGAACTATTGCAAGATGTACTTACAGGCCATGGTAGAGAAGAAATTATTGAAAAAGTAAAAGAGTTTAAAAATATATTTCATGAACGTCCTGGTTGGGAAAAGGGCACACCAAAACGTGTGAACAACTTGACTAAGTATACTGCAGAAGAAAAACGTTTAGGCAAAGCAAATATGCCAGGGCACGTGAGAGCTGCAATGAACTGGAATAACCTACGTAGAATGAATGGTGACAAGTACAGCCAGGAAATTATGGACGGTGCAAAAACTATTGTTTGTAAACTAAAAGCAAATCCATTAGGATTTACAAGTATAGGTTATCCAACAGATGAAACACACTTACCACAATGGTTTAAGGATTTGCCTTTTGATGATGGATTAATGGAAGAAACTATTGTAGATCAAAAAATAGATAACCTGTTAAGTGTTCTTAATTGGGACTTAAAAGGTGCAACACAAACTGCAAATACATTTGATGATTTATTTTCATTTGAATAATATGCTATTATAAATACAATGTATTAGGAGCATTCGATGAAACTTGTAGATAAAATGATTCTCTTCAATCGATTTTTAAGAGAAAATAAGAGACATCAGTTTGAATTGTATAATGAATTAAATCCACACAAAGAATATTTTAAAGAACAAAGTAGACATTGGAAAGATAAAAGCCTATATCACGATATAGATAGTGCAATTGAGGAAATAATTAATTTAAACAAAACCTACAATGCCTCGATAGACAAAATTAATAAAAGAATTGACGAACTATTAA